CGAATTGACCAGTGTGCGGTGGCCGATAAAGACCTGGATTGAGCGCGCTGTTGCATCCGATGAAGTGATCTGACCGCCGATCAATCGACAGCCACCCATCAGCTTCAAAGACGGTGCATTGGCATCCACCGCGCCTGCAGGCGATCGGGGCACGAGGATCTTGCCCAACGACCCATTCGCCGCAGTGATCGAAACCGCATAAGTCTGATATGCGCCTGCTAATGTTTGGCCTTCAGCCATTTGAATGCTCCTTAAAATCCGCTTGAAACGGGCTTGGTGCCTGGATCGGAAAATTCACCATGGGTTACATCAGTGCCGCCGCCATGCGCGCGCGCCTGGTTACGATTGCGGGGACAACGCCGGCGTCCCCGGTGCGAGCAAATTGAAGCGCCAAGCCGTCGCCTTGTGCGAAGGGGCTGGCCGCTGACTGGGCCACCAGCGTGACCGTCAATTTGCGATAGCCCCCCGCTGCCACACGCGCGGTCAGCAAGAAGGTGATCCACTTTGATACATCAGTGGTCTTGCGCAGCGTCAGATAGCCCTTGATGGTTGAGGTCGAGCCATCAAAGGTATCGACCAGGGCTGAGAGATCGGCTGCAAAAATATCAATATTGGCCAGATAGAGCGTGGTGATCAGGCCGCTCGTGGCATTGTTGCCGCGCACATAGCCAGCGCCCGGATTGGCGTCTGCTGTGCCGGTATCCCATCGGGTATAGACGGTGGCCGCCGAGACGGCGGGCACGACCACGGCCTGGGCCAGCTTGGTGTTGATATCGACCATGGTGTCGGAAATCATTGGCAACAGCCAATCGCGATGGCCGCCATTCTGCATATCGCGGGTGGCAGTCGCGTCGTCGGAATAGGTGTGGCCGTTGACGATCACCTGGCTCATATCAAAGCACCTCCTCGAGGTTTAACGACACGTTAAATCCGCCGCCGCGCTGGTAAGACAAAGGCCGCAGGTCCGACTGGCGCGCGAGGTAGCTATCGCGGACCAGGTGGGTTGTGGCATCCGCGTCCCACAGCCAGAAAAATGGCGTATCCAGATCAAGCTGGCGCTGGGCTTCAAAGGCACGCGATTTAGCCTCGTCCTCCATGATATATTCGATGGTGCCACTGAAGGTGCGCGGCTTGTCGCGGCGTTGAGGGTATTTCACGCCCCCCGCCGCTTCCGTCATGATCGTGCGCGAGCGAAAGCCTATTTCAACACCTGGCGATGGGTTGGCCGTGACCTGCCAGGCTTGCGCCACTTCGCACATGCCGATATCGATATAACCAGCCGGGTTGGTCGGATCGGTGATCTCGATCTGAAAGGCTGAACACAGATAGATTTTTGGCAGCCAGATCGGCGTATGCCAAAGGTAGCCTGTGAATTCCGGCGCGTCATATTGACCGGTCCACCAATTGTCATATTCCCACTCAAGCTGGTCATAGGCATAGACCGGCTTGAACACTTTTTGCCAGCCTGTGTCATAGATCTGCGTGGTGCGCGCGGCATCGGCAAAAATGGTCAGACGATATTTGGCATTCAGCGTCAGATTGTGGCGGACGAGCGCTAAAAGCCGCAGGCCAAGCTTCTTTGGAAACGTGCCGATGAATTGGGTAGATGATGCTAGTAAATCAACAGAGCGCGCCACGCGCGCGAGCGGCAGGACGGATAAATTGCCGACCGGGTACCCAGCAGTCCACGCGCCACCTGACCAGGTGACCTGCGTGGTCCATCTTGGGAAACCGATCACCGCACGCGCCATTTCAGCCCCATAAATCGAGCGTCACCTGGTTAAGGGCCAGCTCATATTCCATGCCCAGTACAAAGAACAATTTGCCTGCCTGCAGGCCTAAATCCGTGGTCTGCACCGACACGGTGACACCCAGATCGAGAATGGCCGCCACATCGGTTGAAAACCGCGCCGTCACCTTCAGGCGATCGCGCAATATTTTATAAAGTGCCAGACGACGGCTCGCCTCGGTCTGTGCATCCCCCCTAACCACCAGGGCTGAGGTGAATTCAAATGGCTTTGAGCCGGGAAATTGATTGGTGACAGTGGTATCGTCGGCATAAGCTCGCTGCCATTGTTTGGCGAGCCTGGCGCGGACCGCTAGGCCGCCAACAGCATCGGTGCCGGATGATTTATCGCCGCCCAGATCATTGTCCTTCTGGACGGTAAAATTCTGGCAAAAATTGATCACCGTGCGCCAAGGTGGAATGCCCGCATTGATGTCGGTCGCACGCACCCGCTCGATCGAGATAATATCGCCATCGGTTGCGAGGCTGGGTTGCACGCTCGAGATCCGTTTCAAGGTCAGGACCGGTGTGCCCGATGGGGCCACCAGGCGACCCAAGCGCAAGGTACCCGTGCGATCAAAATAATATTGGGCACCGATCGCGGACACCGCCTCGTCCATCACGGCTGCAACCGTGCGGCCCGAATTGGGCGGGATCAGACTATCCGTCACGGTCGGATCAACCTTGTCGCCCTTGTAGTAAAGCCCGATCACGGCGGGTTGGGCTGTATCAAGTGCTGTGACATCAGCAGCCGAGATTTGCCCGGACCCGAGCCCACCTGGCCCTAAGGCTATCGACTTGACGATCTGGGCCACGGTCCGCGCCGCCGCATTGGCCCCAACCTGCAGATTGCAAGTGATGCGTCTGGCGGGGCTTGAACCCAATCGGAACATGCCGCCTGCGGCCCAGACCCGAAACTGCCCCGCTGCCGGTGCAGTGGTGGTCATGTCCGTCTGGCTCGAATAGGCCGCACCTTTGGTCAGGGCGATGCCACCATCATAGACATTGGATATGTCATAGATTGCCCCGTCATTGACCTGGCAGATCAGGAGCGAGGTGTTGACCATATCGGGCTCAACATTGGCTTGAGACAGATCGCCATAGGCCTGGGATTTTGCCTGACCTGCCAGATCGGTCAGCACACCATCAACGCCATTGGGCAAGGTGTTGGTGCCACCATAGCGGTTCTTCTGGATCGGCACATCAAACAGCACCTGATAGTCGCGGATCTGCAGCGCGGCCTTTGTGCCTTCAAATAGCGGCTGTTCAGACGTGCCGGTGAAAATCTGGGTGAAGGTTGAATAGGCGGCTTGATCATCACCCATGCGGATGATCAGCGGGAAACCGGCAAAGCCATAATTGCGCCAGGCGGACAGACCGTTGTCGGTATTGATCAGCCCAATCTCTCCCCAGCCGATCGACGAGCGCCCGGAGCTTGCACCTGGCGTGAACACATTGCGGGTGAAGACCAGATTGTCGGCCAGGCGCGGCTCATAAAATCCGGGTGCCGAGGGATGATTATATCCGGTACCGGAACACAGATAAAAAGTCTGCAGCGTGCCCGCTGTATCGATCGCTGCTGTGACTTCAACCAGATAGATGATCGCCATCAGGCTGCCGCCTTATTGGGATCATTGACGCCTGCCTTGACCGCGCTGGTCAGCTTTTCCAACAGGTCATGGGCCTGGGCCGAGGCCTCGAGGTCGCGATTGCCATATTCGGCCAGGATCTGGGTCTGGGATTGTTGAGCCGTCGACAACCCTTCAAGCACCTTCGCCACATCATCAAAACGCTTGGCCATATCGCGCAGGGCAATGGCGGTATCATCGCGCGAGCGATTGACATCAACCAGCGTGGCATTGGCCAAGGTCAATTGATCCACCAGGCGCGTGCCAACCTGGCTCAACACAGACGTGACCCCATCCGGCCCGGTCAGGTCCAGGTGCGATTGACTGATCAGCTCTTTCAGGCGCGCTTCTGCGGCAGTCCAGGCCGCACTGAGACCTGTATTGTCATTGGCGGCCGCCACAAGGGACGCCACCCGCCGATTGCCGCCAGCAGGCCCCTGATCGCCGCCTAAGCCGCCCTGACTGTCGTCGCGGCCATCGCGCGTGTGGGTGTTCAGATAGACCTGATCGGCGCGATGCAGATAATCCAGGAACTGGTCAAGCCCGGTAACTTTCGTGCCGCCATAATATTGGTCTGAGACCGCCTGCAATTGTTTGTCGGAATAGCCGCGCAGGATCTGGTCGCGCGAGCCAACCGTCTGATTATAGAAATCATTGGTCAGCCTATTTTGTGCCTTGGCGTCATAGACACCCTGGGCCAGATTTTTGAACGCGCCAATATCGGTCCCGGCATTGGGGTTCTGGCTAAAGCCGATCCGCCGACCGTTGAGATAGATATTGCCGTCATTATCCACCTTGATGCCGCTGTCGCCCTGGTTGCGCAGGGCATTATTGGCAATGGACGCAGCAAGACCTGGCGTCTTGGTCAATTGGCCCAAGCCCGACAGTACCGATTGCTGCAGCCCCTGGCCTTCCGCGCTCGAGCCATAATACTTGGTGATCGCATTGCGATATTGCTCGGCGTAAGTGGTGATTGAGGACAAGGCATCGGCATTGCCACCCTGGGCCAGCGCCATCTGTTCTTCATATTGCCGCTTGGTCTCCGCCAGGATGTCGGTGGGCGACTTGCCCGAATTGGCATCAACCGCTGATTTGTTCAGATAGTCATTGATGGTCTTGCCCAGGTTTTCGACGGTCTGGACCGCATTGGACATGGCGGTCTGCGCCTTGTTCGCAGCGCTCGCCATGTCTTCATAGGCATAGATCGTTGCGTAGGTTGATCTGATGAAATCAACCTGCGCCTGGTTGGCCCCATCCTTGATCGCCTGGGTGATCGCATTGCGGGTTTCAAGATCGCGCTTCGCGGCCAAAATCGTGGCGTCATTATCGCCCTTCAAACGCGGGTCTAAGGCCGATTGCGCATTGCGCAGGCGCTCATCCAGTGGTGTCTGGGTCTTGTCCTTGAAGCCTTGGGCATCGATCCCCGCGCCGGTCAGGACCGAGACGCCGCTTTTCATCTGATTGGCAACCGCGATCACCGCGCGACCAAAGACCGATGTGTCATTGGCGAAAGCTGCGATCACATCATCCAGTTGAGAGTTGGACAGGCCCGCCAGGACGGAGACCGCCTCGCGCCGTTGTAATTCTTCAGCGGTCGCGCGCGCGGCATCAAGCTGCGACTGCGAAATGAAGCCCTTGGAAAATAGCAGGTCGAGATCTTCCAGCTGGGCTTTGGCTTCCTTGGCAAAAGACCGCAGGGTCTTGAGTTCCCCCTTGCCACTCAACTGGTCAAGCTGATCCTGAATGCCATCGATATAGCCCTGGCCGAACGCTTTTTTAGCCTTGGTCTCGGCATCGGCAAATTTTTCGATCGACAGACCCAGATCCTTGGCCTTGGTCGTGGCATCATCAAAATACTTGGCCATGGCATCAATGGCCTGAGAGGCTTGTGTTGCCTGCTGGCCAAACTCGCCCGTGCCATCAGAAATCTTGATGATGCTTTTATAGGTATCGGCAAATTGCAGATCGGCTTCGAGATCCGCGAACTTGCCGGTATCGCGTGCCTTGGTCGCGGCCAGGATCTGCTTGACCACCGGATCATCGCTGGCAAATTTCAGCGTACCAACCGCACCGGCACCGGATCTGAACTCGGTGCCGTTCAAAATCATCTTGACCAGGTCGGCTTCCGACTTCGCGCCATCGGCATCTTTGCCAAGCCCTAAATAGGCATTGAAGTCGCGATTGGTCGTACCTTCAAATTTAAGCTTGTAGGTGTCGGCAAACTTATTGAGCGCGTCGATGGCCTGGCTGGCACTATCGCTCAGCTTGGCCTTGTCATCTGCGGTATAGGTGGCTCCCACCCCCACATTGCCAAGATTAAGCTTACCATCCGCGCCCAGCACGATATTGGCCTGGCCCGCTTCCTTATGCGCGGCGGGACCAAACAGCCCGCCCAGGACTGAGCCAAGGGCTGCACCAATAGCGGCACCAATCGGGCCACCGATAGCAAGGCCAGCGATGCCACCGACAGTGCCCCCTACAAGGCCACCTGTCTGCTTGCCGCCCAGGATTGAATTCAGCGCCTGGCCAACACCAAAGCCCGCGAGCCCGGCTCCAAGTCCGCCCAAATTCGTGAGTGAATTGCCAATATTGGTAAAGAACCCGCCGCCGCCCACGGCATTGGCGACCTGGCCTGTATATTGCGGGTTAAATACAGCCGTCACCGGCGTCAGGCCCGCGCCAGGATTGGCAATGGAGGACGCGCCAAACAGGCTGGAGATGGAACTTGATCCACCCAGATTGGCAAGCTGTGATAAAAGACCCGGCCCACTTGACCCGCCAGTGCCGCTTGAACCGAACAGGCTGGGCAACCCGCCGCCGCTGGCCCCCAGGCCTTGAATATTGCCAATGGTCGCCTGGATGGTGAGTGCCGACAGGATCTGCGCGCCTGCCTTTTTGAAGATCGAGACCAGATTGTCGGCCACACTTTGACCGTCTTTCAAACCCCCTTCAAAAGCGCCTTGAAGCGCGGATGTCAGATCGCTCTGAATACCATTGGCGGCATTGGTCCAGATCTGGCTTGTGGTCTTGGCCTGTTCCTGGACCAGCTTTGTCCGCACACTGGTCTGGGCAATCGCATCGGCCTCGCGCAAGGCAGCAGCGCGTTGTTCTTCGGTCGCGTCCTTTAGCTCATTGCGAATGCGGATCTCATCCTGCAGGTGCTGGAGCTTGAGTTCTTGCGCCAGGCGCACCGCGGGGTCCGTGATCAGGCCGTTCTGTTGGGCAATCTCAAGCTTCAATTGTTCAACCGCCGCCGTGTCCTTCTGGGTCAGGGTGAAGCGGTTGACGGCGGCGTCCGTATTGGCCTTGGCCTCGGCGCGGATCGCAGACGTGATCTTTTCAATCTCATCGCGCAGCTTTTGCTTCTGCTCAATCGATTTCTGATCAGCGGCATCCCCCAACGCCTCAAGCGCCGCGCGCTGGCTGGCCGTGGCTGCCGCAATGTCATTATCGATCTTGGCCCGCGCCTCCGCCGCCCCACCAAGCTTTGACGCATCGGCCAAGTTGCGGGCCGCTGCCGCACGGGCATTGAGTGAAATGATCTGCTGGTTCCCGCGCAGGATTTCCTGTGCTGTTGCATCGGCAAGCGCCCGCATCGCTGCCTCTGCCGGTTTGATGGCCGCATTGGTGAAGGCTTCCATGGCCCCCTTGCGCTCGGCATCGGCGCGCAGGCCCGCCGCCTGGCTCACGCCATAGGCATCGGATACTTTGCCAAGTTCTTTGAGGTCAAAGGTCGCTTTGGTCGCGGCATTGGACGCCGCCAGATTTTGATCACTGGCAGCCTTGGCCCGCGCCTGTTCGGCCAGCGCCAATCGATCGGTCTCAGACCGGCCTTCGGCCAGGGCTTTGACATAGGCGTCCTGACCCGCTTTCAGGATGGCTTGCTGCCCCGGCGTCTTGCCCGCCAGTTCCGCGTTATTGGCAAGCTGGCGCTGCAATTGATTATTGGCGTCTTTGACATAAGCGGTCTGCTGTGCGGTGACGATCAGGCCCGCCGCGTCCACCTGCCGCTTTTGCTCAGCGGTCAGGATCGTCTGCCCGGCGATCGCAAGCCCCGCCGCCAGTTCGGCACGCAGCTTCGCGCGCTGCTCGATCGGCGCCTGCAGCACGCGCGCTTCATTCTCTGCCGCTTTGACAATTTTGTCGGTTGGCGAGAGCAGGCTTTCCTTGGCATTCCGCAACCGCTCTTCTGCGGCTTTCAGATCCTCGGTGGTTTTGGCACCATTTTCTTGTGCAAGGCTTAGGGCATCGATCTTCAGGGTGAGATTTTTGACAGCCTCACCAGTTGGATCGAGCGAGCGTGCAAGGTCACCTGCCGAATTGCCCAGCGCTATCGCACGGGCATCTGCCTCGGCCTTGCTATTATCGGGCTTCGGTGCAGGCGGTGGAACCGGCACACCCAACTTTCCCGACAATGATGTCAGCGGCAGATTTTGACCGAACTGCCCTGCAACATCAGCAGCATTGGATGCAGCGCGCGTCCAGCCGTCCAGTTCTTTAGCGCCGCCCGAGAGATTTTCGGACAGGCCCTTGATCCGACCTTCGAGAACATCAAGCACAACGGCTTGGGCGGCACTGATATTGTTGACGGCCCCAAAATCTTTAACCGCCTGCATCTGAGCATCAGATACGGAGCCGCGTAATGTGTCGGCATATTTAGTGAGGGTATCGGTCGGCTTTGCCAATTCTTGCCCCAAAGCCTGGGCGGCTTCCACGGGCGCTTTTTTGGTAAAGGCAGCGTAGTCCGCGACCATTGCGGTGGCGCGCTTGATATTTTCAATGCTGATACTTCCCTGGGCCGCGAGCGCGGTTGCAGCCTCGCGCGCGCTTGACACAGATATCCGCGACGAATTTGCCGCCGCCATCGCAAAATTGTTGATCTCTCCCGCCGTAGCCCCTGAGCTCGCAGCTGTTATTTGCAACGCACTCTGGATTTCGCGCTGTGAGCTGGCAAATTGGGCTTGAGCAATCACACTGAAGGCGAGACCACCCGCCAGAAGAGCGACACCGCCAACCATACCAACAATGGCACTGGCTGTGAGGCCTAGAGCGCTTGTCAAAGCCGGAAATGCTGGCAGCGTCTGGAACAATTGGGTCTGGAACGCCGTCCAGGCATTGCCGCCTGCGGCCAGGGTCTGCACCAGGTTGATGCCGCCAGCGCGCAGGATTTCCTGTTCGGTATAGGTCAGCTTAGCCGCGATCGACGTGCCGCTCATGGCGCGCGCCAGCTTCTCGTGTTCCTCGCTCAATTGCTTGGTGAACTTGGCCGAGGTCTGGCTATCGATAATCCCCGACTGGGTCAGGCGGTTCACCTGGGCCAGGTTCTCGGACACCTTGGCCATTTGGCTGGCCAGCGGATCGAGCTCGCGCTTCAGTCGCGCGGCCTGTTCGGCCTGCTTGGCCATCTCGCCATTGGCTTTGGTCAAGGCATTGCCAAAGCCGGTGATCAGATCGGCCTGTTTGGTGACCGCCGCCGATGCCTGGGCTGTGGCATCCGTTGCTGATTTTTGCGCGGTTGCGGCCTTGTCCAGACCGGCAGCCATAGTGGTGGACGCCGCCGCCGCCTGAGTTGCCGCGCCGCTAAGCGTGCCCAACTGTTCGCGCGCCGCCGTGATCTCGGTTTTAAAGCCCGAGGTATTGGCGGTGAGCAGAAGATGGGCGACTAAATCCATGAGTCAAAAGCCTCAAGTCAAAAAACGTATCCGACACCCCATCGAAGATCAGTTGTGTCGCTTGTCACGTTCCGCCTGGGCGCGGGCTTGCGCTGCCCATTCGCCCAATGATGCCGCCTCCATGATCTGAAGGTCGGCGAATAGCCCACGCGTCCATTTGTGGCCCAGGACACGCGCAACCAATTGTACCGCTGGATAGTCAAAGCCTGTGCGCGCTGGCCGCGCCATGCCCGGCGATATCCAGCGCCATTGCGTGGCAGACGCCTGAAACACGCCAACCGCGACGAGGCCTTGTTGATCGAGAAAGATCGTGTGGTTTTCATCAGCGCCCGCATCGTCCTTCAACAGCGCTTCATGTTCCGCGATCAATTCGGGCGGCATGCCCAAAAGGGCAAATTCCGCCAGATGATCACGCGTGAGACCTTGGGGCTGTTGCGGCGCGGATAAATGCTCAGGTTGGCCCCCGGCCAATATCCGCGCCGCATCGGCTAGTTTTTTGGCCGCTGGCCCACCCGCGCCTCAAGAAAGGCATCAAACAGGGCTGAGCGCATGAAGGGCAGATCCGTGATGCGGTCGCGCATGTCTTCCGAAAAGGGCACCGGCTCGCCATTGGCGGTCAAATCACTCCAACCCACCACGACCTCGCGCAGCATCTCAGCCGGTGTCGCGTCCTTGGCGACCTCCGCAAAGCGCGCGTCACCCATGATCTTGAACTGTGCCTTGAAGCTGTCCTGGCGCACCGTGCCGCCATCCTGCGGCACCGAGACCCGGACCTTCCACCAGATCAAGAGTTCGGTGTCGGCATTCAGCATTTTAAGATCAAGGCCCATCGCAAGTTCCCCTAAGTTTGAAACGAAATTGAAAGCTGATCCGGATTGGTGCTATCAGCCTATGGCATCACGCGGCAGACAATCTGGACATCGCCGTCACCGGTGAATGCCGCCTGGGCGCGACCTTCAAGCACCCAGGTCTTTTCATCATCCAGTGTGTCGTCGCTGATCTTCTCGATCTGGAAGTTCGGGATCTTGATATCCACGACCGGCGTGGTTGACACCGAGCCGCCATGGGTCAACACGATCGGCACCGGCGTATTCGCGCGCTGGAGGGCGAAGGGATCAAAT